TGTGATCATTTGAGTACTTGAGAGTTGAAGTTAATAAATTTGACTCATCTTCGTACATATGATCTGAATGTGTTGCCTTGCCTCCTGAATGAATTTTTATTCTAAGTATACAGTTCGGTTCTTTTTTCATCCATTTTACAGGGTGTATATCAAAACAGACATGAACACGAACTCGTCTTTCCTCTATCCTAATTGTCTGTATTATGGATAGTTTTCTATAACAGATATTTTCCATTATTTTTTATCGTCTTTTTCCTTACCTTCTGCTTCTGCATCTCTAGCTTTTTTTAAGTTAGACAATTCAAGTGTAGTTTCTTCAATTAATTTATTGAGATACCACCTAGCTTTTAACAGGTCTTGTATGGGTGTCCCCTTGTATCTATAGCGACTGACATACTTTATTACATTACCCTGTGCGTAGCCAAACTTATTACTTTTTATAAAATCATATACCTCAACACCACCTTGATTGTAGTGTTTTGGTCTATTTACTGGATCGTATTTTTGATCCTCTTTATTTTGTTTGTCTTTTTTCATTTGTACCTCTTTTTAATAACATCGAGACTTATAAAAGTAGGATTATAATTTCCTTTTTTAACATCTCGTTTTAAAATTACACCCCTCCACCAAGCATTATTATCAGTTTGTGCATATTTCAAATAATGTTCAAAAAAACACCCACATACTAATCCCCATAATCTTGTTCCATCTTTTCTAGTTCGTGTAGCAATATCGAGTCTATGACTATGACCCATTGTGCAACTTTGAAATGTGCTTTTAATTAAACGGGCACCTACATTTTCACCTGACATTGCTTTACCCATAACACCTGTAGAAAAGTAGTGTGCATATAGAATACCATCTATGTTATATGGTGTCAAGTAGGGTATCAATTTCCATCCATATTTCAAATATCCCAAATCTTCTACATCAAGAACACCTTTTAATTCCGGTGTTTCTTCTGCAACTCTTTCTATTCTTTGTTCGTGGTTCCCCGTAATAGCAATTTTTGTGGGCTTATATTTGCTTACTTTAGCAATCTCATTTTCAAATTTTTCCTTTGCATCAAGTGCACATGTAACATCTTTTTGGTATCTCCTACCTTCAAACTGAATCTTACCCTTATCATAAAAACACAAACTTTCCATATCACACCAATCCCCAATATCAATAATAACATCTGGCTGTATCTCAGCTACAAGTTTCCCCAACCAAGTGAATCTTTCATTTGAAATACTAGGTATACAATGAGCATCAGGTATAATTAGGTGTGTGGTCAATGTATTGTGTCCTTATCAAAATTAACATATATTATATTTTTATTTTTTTCTTTTACCTTTTTATTTTTAGGAGTATTCAGCATTTCTTCAATTTCTCTAAAATTTTCTACCACAGATTTATCTGCAGCCTCATATATAACATCCATATGTTTTAACAACAAATAGATTAACCCCCTTTGTAGATGCATCAGATGCATATTAGGTTGCATTGTTTTCATCAGTTTCTCTACATCTTTTTTTGTAGGGACACGATTTTGTACTGCTTTTTTTCGTGATATTTTAGGGCTTTCAAACGCCTTGATTGCAAATGTCTCATCACTTTGAGCCTCTAATATAATACCACAGGCTGCATTTTTTAAACCCAACAGTTTTGCGGCATCTTTTTTTAAGTTTACTCTATCATATTTTTTTCTCATAATCTTTACTTTATTCTTTCAATAAAAATAGGAGTCTGTTTACCTACCCAAGCACCAATAATGTTGTAGGTATAAAATTCCAACGCAGTTTCTCTTGTCATCTTATCTCTTTTCATTAATTTTTTTATTACTTTTCCTTCATCGTAAGCAAGTACTAAAGGTTCTCCAAATCTATGAGACACTCCTATAATACAATCATCAAAACCATCTGCTTTCATAAACTTTTCATCAGGATATATCTTTAGTATTTCTTTCATTGAACCACTCCTTTGGTATAAATTTTTCTGCATATATGAATCCATTCTTTTTGCACCAACCTCCATATGTTGTTTTACTTTTTGGAGAAAGTTTATTAGTTGCCCTGCCAAACACAAACCTAATATCCAATTCGGGATGCTGTTCCTTAATCAATAAATGTTTTTTACGATCTACCATCTTTAAAAACCCCTTGCACTCTACATGTAAATTATATTCTGGAAAATAGAAATCCGGTGTATAAGTTTTAGGAGGCAAAACATATTGTATTTTCTGTGTTTCATACTCAACTTTTACACCATATCTAGTAACAGCTGTCATAACACCCAATTCAAAATTGGATCTAAATTTATGGCTACGAATCAATGGTTTTACTATACCTCGTTCTAAGTGTTCCTATAGATTCTAATAAATAATCATAGGTTTTATATGAATACTTCTCTAGGTTTTCATCATCTGACCAATCACAGGTCAGTACAACAATCCCCCCTTTTCTCAAATGTCTATGTATCTTCTGTAATCCTTCATCAAGTATTTCTTTTTTACTAGGAAATATTCCATCAGACCAATAGCTTTTTTGTGCATTAGATGGTTTCTCTTTTACCACTAGACCTACGGTATTGGAATAGTTTCTCATTAATATAGCATAATCACTACCACTCTTTTTCTGTTCATTATCAAGGTAGACATAGATAGTGTCTTGATTTATTGATATGTCGTGTTGATTAATACTACTTTGCAGTAAAACAGGCATTATTTTATTTCCCTAGTTTTTAGTTTTGTGTACCAAATATAGGGAGGATTTTTTGCTCTGCTTGTAACTTTGGGAGCAAGAACTGCATCTTCCCAACAATGATTTTTATATCCACAGAAAGTACAAGGATAGGTCATAATCCTATTTCCACTTTCTTTTTTTACCCCCTTATATGGACCAGATGTAGGTTTGTATGTTTCAGCATAGTCATCAAATTCTTTCTTAAATTCTGTATCAATACTTTCTATATTATGTTTTACAATTTGTAATGCTTTTAGTTTTTCGTGGTCTTGTTCTTCCGGTGCTTCACATATAGCCCATTCTCCTGTTGATTTATTTATAGCAATCCACCCACCAAATTTTGATTGACTAGCATGAGAATATGAATACCCTTGAGCAATATACCCAAATGTATCATCTTCTTTTACCTTGTTATATCCACCCCACTCACCAAATTTAGAATCAAATGCGTATGGACTGGCAGTTTTTACATCATAAATTTTATCTTCAACTTTTACATCATATGTTCCCTGCAAATTAATATTTGCTATTTTCATACTTACTTCTTTTTGAAATTCCTGTATCTTCAAACCTGCAGCTTTCATAATAACAATAGCTAATGCTTCTATCAAGTCTCCAATAATAAACCGCATAACAGCATTATATTCGTATTCCTGCTCTACTCCTTTTTTCTTTAATTTTTGCTGACAAAGTGGTTTACCAACTTCTGACATTCGGAGTCGCCAATCATCTCTCTTTTGATTGAATTGGCGGTCTAATGCTTTACCACAAAGTTCTTGAAATTCTTTAACAAGCTCGGGAGAGATTTTACTCTCCCCCCTGCTTGCTCCTAATAAGTAGGATTGTATTCTAACTAGTAGCCAATTCACCCTCTAGACTATCTCCTAAACTTTTATCAACACCTTTAGTAGTAGACTTTATAACATCCCTATATTTTTTAAGTATAGAGTCATTAAAGCCCTTTATACCTTTGAAGAAAAACTCCATTAATGCTTTATCGTCAGCAGTAAATTGAGCATTTCCTTCGTGTTGAACAATAGCCCCATAGAAAGTGTTAGCACCTTTTTTATTCTTGGCAGTAGTTAGTCGCATAACGGTTTCCCACATAGGTTTTTTTTGTTTATTCAAACTGCGAATAAAGTTACTAACAGGAATAAAAGACACACCCTTAACATACCAAACAACAGGTAGATTTTGGATAGATGCTTTTTCTCCTTTAGCATTTATACCATTTGCGGCAGCTATACCATAGATAACTTGATTGCATTTCACATTTTTTTGCACAGCATACTCCGGAGAGTTTGCATCAAGTTTATCCATTTCAGCTTTTGCTAAACGACCACATCGTTCACCACCAGTAGAATCGTAGAATACGCCATTAAGTGTATTTAATTGCACAGTTTGAGAACCAAAAGCTTCAGCTTCATTATCCCAAGCACTATACATAAATAACCTGATAAATGGTCTGAAAGATGCTTGTTCAGCAAAAATAACTTCACCTGTTTTAGGATTTTTAATTGCATAATATCCTCTAGGTAAAGAATTACCTTCATCATCTTCAGATGCGTGGTTTATAGACAATCTAGGTAAACCACTCTCTTCAGAACCACTATCAACTTGCCCTGTAATTTTCATCAAATCTGCTGTTGAAACCTTACTTAAGTCCGCAGGCAAAGCGGAACCATTATTATCAGTCATAATTAAAATATAGGTTATCTACAGGATATTGTCAAACTATTTCTTTTAAATTTAACCAATCCTCACCAATCTTCAATTCTGTTCCTATTGGCATATCATACTCTATGTTGTATCTCTTTTTACACTCTTGAACTAGTGAGTACATACCTTGCTGGAGTGCAATTATACAAGCTTTTTTCTCATCCGGATGAACATCAATAATAATACTATCGTGAACCGTATTTATAATTAAAGATTTCAACCCTAATGTTTTCATAGCTTTGTGTGTCCTAACAAGTGCTATTGGTAAAAGGTCAGCAGTTGCAAATCCTTGCACCGGATAATTTTTTATAGAAGTTGCGTGAGATGCAGTTCCATATCTAGTTCTTTCAACATATGGAAATTTATAGACTCTACCACTAGGTAATCTTATTCGTTTGTATGCGATGGCTTCTTCTTGTAATTCTTTATGCCAACTCGCAACACCGGAGTATTTAGTTTTAAACTTTCCATAGTATTCTCTTTGTTTTTCTGTTCCCTGTGTTCCACCATATAAAGGTTTGAATGTATGAGCTTTTGCATCTTGTCTAGAAATACCCATAACTTCTGCAGTATAACTATGGACATCAACATTATTATCAACATCATCATACACCTGTTTATCCTTACTTAAAAATCCTGCAACTCTAAATTCTAATTG